TGTTGTTTGAATTCTTGATACCATGCACAGGCTTGTTCTAACATAGGACCATGTGTCACACACCAAAAATCTGAGCATTCAGAATAATGTTTGTAAAATGCATTGGACAATGTGCAGGTAACTTGTTCATCTTCAAATGTCCAGGTCTTTTGCACTTCTGGATATCTATACCCATCTATAGGAGTGACTTGACCTGTGTTCATGATATCTATTTGACGCCAATATTTTTTGTGTAATTGTCTTAGATCAAACACATTGATTTCAGACTGTCTGGGTATTTGTTTAATGGTCAAAATTACACTCCATGATTGCTTGTATGTCTGATAGTACATCAGGCAAGTTTTCAAGGTGCAGTGCATTTGGTCCATCAGATGGAGCATTGTCTGGGTCAGGGTGTACTTCCATGAACACACCATCTATGCCTTGTGCCACTGCGGCTCTGACCAATCCTGGTACTAGTGATCTATCACCACCTGATGACTGTCCATTGGCACCTGGCCTTTGCACAGAATGAGTGGCATCAAATATAACAGGATTACAAAAACGCCTTCTCATGAGTTGTATGCCTGCAAAGTCTACTACCAATGAATTGTATCCGTGTGTGACACCTCTTTCAGTGATCCACACTCTGTCAGAGTTGGATTGTCCTGCATAGTCTTGACATTTGTGTATGATATTTTCTACATCCATTGGAGCCATGAACTGTCCTTTTTTGACATTCACTATTTTGCCTGACTGCCATGCAGTTGTGATCAAGTCTGTTTGCCTGGACAAGAAAGCAGGTATCTGTATGACATCCACTACTTCAGCCACAGGCTTGACTTGATGACATTCATGCACATCAGTGAGCACAGGTAATTGAGATTCATTTTTGATATCTTCTAGTATGCGAAGTCCTTCTTCCATACCTGGTCCTCTTTTGGATGATGCAGAAGATCTATTGGCTTTGTCAAATGATGATTTGAAATAAACTTGGTCTTCAAAGTGCATGGTCTGGATAGCAATCTCTTCTGCTATCTTTAACATCATGTCACGGTCTTCGATTTGACAGGGTCCTAGTATTAGCTTCATGCAGTTACTTACCAGGGATATCTATGTCCATACCGTTTTTGTCTTTGATGTATCCTGGACCCCATTTGTCTTCATTAAGTTCTTTAAGAGCAATGATTGTTTCTCTGTGACCTTTGATTTCATTAGGATCTTCTATGAGTGACTTTGCACCTTGTTTTAGATCTTTGGCTCTGTTAGCAGTTTCAATGATCAAGCCAAACTTGCCATTGGCACCAAACTTTGCCTGTAAAGGTCTTTGTACTATGAATGTTTTTGATTGTTCCCAAGCCATGTTTTCTCCTTATAATTTAAAAGTTGGGTCTGACGCAATCACCATTGATTTGGGCCAGTTGTTGTGTATATGAAACATGGGTGCATGATAGTTGTTCAATCCAGAACCTTTCATTTGTAGATGAAAGATCTTTCTACCTTCAACCATGCACCAAATGTTGTAGTGCTGACCTTTGCGATCAGCCGAGTTGCACCATGTTCCGTGCTTTTGTATCCACTGTTGAAACTTGTCTGCGTCTACTACTTCTATACCAGGTTTGCCTTTGTTTAACCATACAATATGATCCACAGGTGGTTCATCACCTCTGGCTCGCAACATTGGTCGCAACAAAGAACCATCTCTAGTTGCTAGGTCAAAACAGTTCAAGACTTGATGGAATCCCAACACTTTGTCTGAGCCCAATCGTTGTCTTCGTTTTTCATTAGCATTGACTGACAGTTTTTCCAGGCGTACCCATTCTTCAAACAAATGATTATCGTTTGTGCCTAACCATTTCATTAGATGTGTGTACACCGGTTTCAGATACGGTACCTGTTCAACCAATGACTTCAGAGTGGGTAACCAAACCTGACAGTTTCTACCTGAGGGGTACTTCAGTGAGAATCTGACTTCGTGTGGTCCGTGTCTACCCAATATGTCTGTTTTGGTATTTGACTGACCCATAGGTTCAGCATCAGTAAGATTAAGTTCTAGTTTTAACCAAGACAATACTTTGTCATGTCTTTCTGCCCAATGTCCTTCGTGCTTTTCTTTTGCCGGCATGGTTGCTCCTTTCAGTACAGATAAAATTTGCACAATTATTCAACAGTTTATGTCACATTATAACATAACCTGTGCAGTTCACAATGATGTTAGGTAGTATTAGTTTACCAGAGTTAATCGTTTCTGAAAGGATTGGCGTCTCTGATTAAAGATTCTTTTCTAATTGATTTTGGATTGAAAAATTGTTTGATCAACATTTGTACTATTTCCCTGTCAAACTTTTTACAAGAAAATACATCAAGGTAGAGACTGCCAGTTGAATTGATAAAATGAGCCGTAATACTTGAAGTCTCAATAATTTGAATCGCAGTAAAACCTTCTTTGTCATCTTGTCCTATGGCAGTTTGTGATATCTGTGGATTACCAATAGGCACCATGTCTATGTCTTTGACCAGAGTAGTGATAAACTTTCGTACTGTGTTTTTGTCTTGGATCGCAGTTCTATCACAATCCCAACAATCAAAAACTGAGTGATACCCCCAATAGTCCATACTGTTAATTATATCTTTTTCTTGTCAATGAATAATTTCAAATCATTTACCAGTGCTAATAATACTTGATCCTTTTCGCCATACACATATATTCTACCTGGGTCTTTTTTGTTGCGAGCTTCAAGATAATAAGGATAGTTCATGATACGATCCATGTCCAATACCAGAGCTGATGTCAAATATTTACGATCAGGAAATTCCCATATGAATGGTTTGCCAAACACTTTCTTCATGTACTTGAAACCTTTTTTGGTCAATCTTAATCCACCACCCATTCTAGGATTCTTCCACCATGTGACCATGGCATCTGGATCCATGTTCATGAGTTCAGATTGTACATACCTTGTGATTTTACTCTTTCTGGACACTGTAAATGGCCTTTCCTGAATCTAGTAGTACCACAGAAAAGTCCACTGTTTTGAATTGAGTGTTCAGTTTCTTGGCTAGATTGATTGCATGGCCGGGATTGGAAAAACTTACTTTTTTATATTTGGGCCCCGGATAGTTTACTAACAGATTAGATGTTTTCAAATTAATAGGCTTGCCTTTATAAAACACTGCCCATATACCATCTGATGCTAGTACCTGTTCTGTTTTAAAGTTTTGTTTGTTTGTGTGTTCAATGAGAACTGTTGGTTTTGGTCTTGACATTGTGTATCCAGTATTAGTTGTTCTTGCCGTTAACTACCCATATTATTTATTGTGGATAATTGAGGTAGATTAAAAATCTCCGCCGTGTAAGTCCACAGGCTCACTTGATGGTTGAGCCTTAGGCTGTTGTAATCTATCAATGTGTTTTTTAAGTTGTCTGGCTTGATGCATGGTGATTGTGAAGTTTTTTTCACCTGCTCTGGCCTCAACCAGTTTCTTAAATTCGTCCACAGTCATTCCACTACTTCAAGTAATTCTTGTTGTGTTTTGAAGGGTCCTCTGAATTCATATCTTTGTAGAGCAATTATTTTAGGACAGAATTTTGTTTTCCAAGTTCTGTGAAACTTGACCAAATAGTAGCCTGCGGCATACCATGATTTAGAATTTTTAGCAGTCAAATACACAGGCACTCTTAGACCCATGTCCCATAATGGCGAAAACACTTTGGCCTTGGCAGGATAGCCCATGCACATCTTGTCTTCATCTATGTGTTTGTCTTTTAGTTTGACCACTCTGAATTCTGGCAGTTGTCTTGATATTTCTGCCAATGACTTACAGGTCATTTCTGGTTTGTTGTCAAACTGTAATTTATAACCATTGTCTGTTGACTCCATTTCGCCAACTCTATCTTCTTTGTCTACCAATACCCAAAATTTATCTTTGAGTACTTCTTTCGCTTTGATGCCCATAAAACCTCCTATTGTGGATACGGTGCACTCAAAAAGTCTGCCACACCTGATGCTTGTTCAGAGACCTTTTTAAGCTGATACTTGCCACAGAATTTGAGAAACTTGGTTCCTATCTGTGGATTGGTTTTTTGCAGTTGTCCTGCATTCACTGTTTCTATTATCTTAGTTTTAACATCATCTGGCTGTGCTGTCAAGTCTACTAATATTCTATTTCTTTGATAATCATCCAATACTCTGTGTTCTTGTTCATTATGGTCTATCCATCTTTGCAACATCAGGTTATTCCAATTATATCCTTTGTTGTGTCTGTCTTCAAAGGCTTCTTGTAATCCTACTTTGTTTCTGGTGCCACGAGTTCGCACACCAGGATATGCAGAAAACACATTGTCTGATGTGTCACCTCGCATACATTTTTCAAACAACAACCATTCAGGATCAGGTATTACTTTGGGCTCTTTGGTTTTCTTGTCTATGACTCTTTCGCCTTTGCGATTGAATATGCCTTCCAGTGTGTGTAATTCATCTGTGATACCATTGTACTGTTTGACATTGTTGGATAACAGTTGATAAAAGTCTGTGTCAGATGATACTATGATGTGTTCATCATCAGTGTGATTCTGTATCCAACCTGCAATCAAATCATCAGCTTCTAGTTCATTGTGTTGCAGAGCAGTACAGTTTGAATTTTCAAATATAAATGTTTTAAGGTTATCAAATGCCTCCCAGAACAATCGATCTTCTTCTAGTTCTGCTTCTGTGAGTGAGGCACGAGCCACTGACCTATTCTTTTTGTAAGGCTCATAAAAATCTTTGCGCCATGAACGACCTTCAAAACAGAACACCACATGGTCTGCTTTTTGTTCACGCCATACTTTCTGTATGGAAGTTAGTGTCACATGAAGAGCAAACCCCAGCCTATCCCAAGTATCTGATTGACGATGGGCTGAGTGTCTTGCTCTAAAAAATGTGTTTGCCGTATCTATGAGAAGATATTTCAATTACTTCTCACAGGTGTGTTTCCAGAAAATGTAATCAGGACCCACAGGTGGGTTCAATGCAAGTGCTTTGGCAGTTGGATCAACATCCTTCTTGCCTACATACTTCCATTCACATGATGTGTGTTCAGCTTTTTCTTTTGCCACTTCTGCTCTAAATTCAGCAGTGTCATTGTAAAAGCCACCAAACATCGCAAATAAGATTACTACTGGTATTGCTATAATAGCCATGTTATACCCCTAACATTAAAGTTAAAATTAAGTTAATTGTAACATTAAAAGAGTTTTTTGTCAATGAAGATTTTCAACAAATAGTTACAATAAAATGAATGAGCTTCGGCATTGTAATGCTTGGTGAACAAATCTGCATGATGATTGTTCTCTTCTAACACTCGTATATATTCCGTTGTTGTATAGTCTAAAACACGATATTTGAGCTTTTTTGTCCATTTTGCAATGGATTTAAGCTCTCTGTGTGTGCATTCAGGCCAATGAATGAGTAATAACACATCATCTTTGTGTGGCTTTAATTTGAGAAATTCTTCATATTGATCCACAATGTCTGACACAGTGTTGTTGGTACGACACATAGGATGTACAGGGTTTTGGACTAATAGTCCTAATTTTCTAGCATATGAATGTGTCCAATTCTCAGGATGTGGTTCGTTGATCTTTTGCCAGTGTTGTGAGTCTTCG